CGGGAGCTGGTGCGGAGGCGGGAGGCGAGGGGTGGGTTGTTGGCATTCTGTCGGTTCATCTGGCCGGGGTTCAAGTCACCTCCTCATATAGAGAAGTTAGCGGGTCGGTTGGAGGCGGTGGAGCGGGGGGAGTTGCGGCGGCTGATCGTGTCGATGCCTCCTCGTCATGGGAAGAGTCTTCTGGTGAGCCACTTGTTTCCGGCGTGGTACTTGGGTCGGAATCCGGGGAAGCAGTTCATCTCGGCGGCTTACAATGCGGAGAAGGCGGGGGACTACGGCCAGGCGGCGCGGAACGTGGTGGGATCGGGGGAGTATGGGAAGCTTTTTCCTAGTGGGGGATTAGCGGAGGATTCGCGGGCGGCGGGGCGGTGGCTGACGAAGGAGGGGGGGGTGTATGTGGCGGCGGGGGTGGGGACGGCGGTGACGGGGCGTGGGGCGCATGTGTTCAGCATTGACGATCCGGTGAAGGACCGGGCGGATGCGGAGTCGGAGACGGTGCGGAACGGGGTGTGGGACTGGTTCAGAAGCACTGCTTATACCCGCCTGGAGCCGAACGGGTCGATCATTTTGACCAGTACTCGCTGGCATGAAGATGATCCGGCGGGGCGGATTCTGACGGAGGCTACCGAGGACTGGGAGGTCATCAACTTCCCAGCCCTGGCCAAGGCCGAGGATCCGCTGGGGAGAGAAGAAGGCGAAGCCCTCTGGCCGGAACGCTTCCCGAAGGAGGTCCTGGAGACGATTCGGGGGGTGATCGGACCCCGCGAGTGGTCGGCCCTCTACCAGCAGGAGCCCACTCCTGAATCCGGGGAGTACTTCAAACGAGATTGGATCAAGTTCTACGACAAGCTTCCCGACGAGTTGACCTACTGGGGCGCGTCGGACTACGCGGTGACCGCCAATGGGGGGGATTACACCGTTCATGGGGTCGCGGGCGTCGATGCGCTGATGAACCTCTATCTTATAGACTGGTGGAGGCAGCGGACCGACACCGAACAGTGGGTTCGACAGTTCCTCATCATGTCCCAGCGGTGGAAAACCGCGGTCTGGGCCGAGGAAAAGGGCCAGATCGTCAAGAGCCTGGAGCCCTTCATCGAGCGCATGAGCCGGGATATGCGTATCTTTCCCGTCAGAGAGCAGTTTCCTTCAGTCAGGGACAAAGGCTCCCGAGCAAGGTCCATCCAAGGCCGCTTCTCCATGGGAAAGGTCTTCCTCCCGAGAAACGCCGGGTGGAGCGCTGACCTGATGGCCGAGCTGTTGAGCTTCCCGGCTGGTAAGTACGACGACCAGGTGGACGTACTGAGCCTCTTCGGACGAATGCTGGATCAGATGTACGGACGCGCCTACCGACCCACAGAGATCCTGCCAGAAGGACCCAACTCCGGCGCCTTCGTCCTCTCCCAGTTCCAACCCAAGAAGAAAGACCGCTATGCCTGAGGGACTTCGTCCCGATGAGGGGCCCCCCGAAAGCCCGCAGGGCCTCCCTGAGTTCCAGATCAGGGACCTGCCCGACTGGTTCCAGGCGTGGATCGTAGACGTGACCCGCATCTGCGCCATCCTCGGCATCCACGAACTCACCACCGCCATGCCCGGTCCCAAGCAGCTCCAGGAGTTCCAGCAAGCCACCGACCGCCTCATGCGGACCCTCGGCATCAAGATCGAAAACACCCCCATCGTCCCCGCCAAGGGACTCCCCAACATCATCCCCGGCAAGTGGAAGGCCAACTAGGGGGCGAAGGATCGAAAGGACGAAGTCCTTGGACGAAAAGCGGATCAAGTTCTGGCGCCAGGAGCTGAAAACCCTCGATACGCTCTACGCAGAGCGCATGGTCGAGTGGGAACGACTCATCAAAGCCTACGACCTGGACTTCAAAGACCAGATCCGCGACCTCCAGAAGACCGAATACGTCAAAATCAGCGAGTTCTACCCCCTCGCCCGCGCCATCGTCGCCACCGTCGCCATGAACTACCCGCATCTGCTGTTCGAGGTGACCGACGACGAAGCCCATATGCCCGGCGTCTCCCTCGACATCGAAGACCTCCTCGAGCGCGCCGCCGCTAACCTCTTCGAAATCACCCGCCTCCGACCCCACGTCCATCAGTCCATCTTCGACGCCCTGTTCTGCGGCATCGGCTGGGTCTCAACCGACTACAACCCCCCAGGCACCGACATCATCCCGCCCTGGACCGCTAACCAGCAGGACGCCGAAGATCTGATCTCCTTCCGCCGCGTCCCCCCAGGCTACGTCCAGGTCGATCCCCTCTGCCCGCCCCATATCCTCGGCCATGGCCGCTATATGCGCGAGATCATGTGGGCACCCCTGGAGTTCCTGCGCGACACCGCCCAGAACGACAAGCGCTGGAAACTCCCCAAGGAACTCAAGCCCACCTCCATGGAAGTCGGCGAGAAAATGGGCTTCGGGGAACCCCTGTACCAGCACCAGCCCACCAGCGAGATGACCGCTACCCGGGACGCCCTCCAGAACGGCGAGTTCGTCCGCATCGACCGCATCCACTCCCGCATCGAACACAAACTCATCATCTTCGCCGAAGGCGCCCCCGAACCCATCTGGGAAGGCCCGCACCCGTTCATGAAGCGGATCTTCACCCAGCGCACCCAGCAGATGCCCAAACTCAGCCAGTGGGGCGCGGTGGAATGGGTCGATGAACCCATGATGGACCCGGAAACCGGCGAACCGATCTACAACCTCGACGCCAAGCACGAAGACGGCGACCCCGGCGAACCGGGCGTCGGCTACCTCGTCGAAGACGGCTTCCCCTTCACCCCCGTCCGCTTCGACCTGCACCCGACCTCCTACTACCCGAAGCCCCACTTCGCCTACGTCGAGTCCATGCAGGACGCCATCGTCGAAGCCTACTCCCGCGAAGCCGCCCTCGCCAAGCGCTTCTCCCGCCAGATCCTCGTCAACCAGGCGGAAATCGACGGGAATCCCAAGGGCGAAGAGATCGTCCGCTCCATCCAGCGCGGCGAAGACGGCGAAGCCCATATCGTCGTCAACAAGGAGAACTTCGAAGTCCTCGACTTCTCCGGCCCCATCTCCGGCTCCGGTGACTTCATCGACCGCATGCGCCTCAACGTGGACCGAGTGACCAGGGTCAACGAAATCACCCAGGAAGGCTCCAAGGAAGTCTCCGCCACCGCCTCCGCCCTCATCGGCGCCGCCGTCGAAGTCAACCGCGCCTGGATGGAAGCCGGCGTCTCCCGCGTCTACGTCCAAGCCTGCCGCAACGCCTTCACCATCATGGGCGACCCCCGGTACACCCCGGAATCGTTCAAGATGAACGTCGCCCCCGACGGAGAACAGCGCCTCACCAGAGCCCTCACCTCCGCCGACTTCCTCTGGAACTACCGCATCCGCTGCCAAGCCTACTCCATGCAGCCCCTCTTTGCGGAGATGCAGAAAGACAAGGCCCTGGAGTTCTACGACCGCGCCATCAACGACCCGAACTACGACCGCCGCAAACTGTCGAAATACCTCGGCTCCATCTTCATGGAAGGGGACGCCGAAAAGCTCATGGTCGAAGTGGTCAATGAGGAGGCCGAACGCGCCGCCCAACTCGAAAACCAGCGCATGGTCTCCCAGCACCAGGACCCCGGCATCACCCCGAAACAGGACCACAACGCCCACCTCAAGATCCACCAGAGATTCCGAGAAGATCCCGCCTATCAGCAGGCTGCCCTGCAATCACAGGCCCTCCTGCCCACCGGCCAGTCAGCGAATCCACAGGCCGCTCAGAGCCTTCAGCAGATCGACCAGATCGTCGCCGGCCACATGCAACAGCATCAGCAAGCCATGGCTCAGGAGGAACAAGCCGAAGTCGGCGGCCGCCGCGTCTCCCGCCCCGGCCCCGACAACCTCATCTCCCAGGTCCGAAGCTCCGCCCAGGAAACCGCCCGCTCCGCTGAAATGGGCGCCAAGGAGATCACCAGGAAATGATCGAGGAACTGGTCCTCAAAGGCTGGCACGTCAAACTGCTCTCCGACCATACCCAGCCCGAACCCTGCTGGCGCTGCTGGCTCTCCTGGCGCAAAGGCCCCCTCCCCCATAAGGAAGAGTCCTGCCGCCAGCCAACCCTCGACGCCGCCCTGACCTGGTGCGAAACCACCGCCAAGGAGTGGAAGTGGGAGTGAAAGCCTTCATCGTCGGCTGCCCCCGCACCGGCACCACCTGGATGGTCGAAATGCTCGCCGACCACCCCGACGTGTACCACGTCACCGGGGACGACTTCGCCCACTGGATCCTCGGCAAACCCGGTAAGGAATCCGGCTGCTTCCAACCGGAAATCGGCTACTCCACCGCCCTGGTCAAGATGGTCTTCTCCATGATCGAGAAAGACAACCCGGGCAAGACCCTGGTCGAGAAGACCCCCTGGCACGTCATGTGCCTGGACCGGCTGTTCCAGACCTTCCCCGACGCTCGCGTCATCCTCATGAAACGCGACCCAAGAGCCGTCGTCGCCTCCATGCTCAGGAAGTTCCCCTTCACCCACGTCACCCAATGCACCCACTTCTGGATCGAGTCGGAACAGCGGAGCCTGCCCTTCCTCAACCGCTGCCACATCGTCCACTACGAAGACCTCCACGCCGACCTGAAAGGCACCTACGCCAAGGTCTGCGACTTCCTCTCCCTTCCTCACGCGCCCGCCAATGGGACCTACGAAGGCGAGTTGGACATCGGCACCGTCGATAGCTGGAAGAAATTCCTCACCCCGAAACAACTGGACGTGATCGGGAGCATGCTCCACAACGAAGGCTTGGAGAAGGCCGCCTAAAGGAGAATCCCATGGAAATGTCTGGCAACAACTGGTACGTCACCGCCGCCGGCACCAACGCCGGAGCCACCGCCACCAAGGCGGCCGTCACGGGTGGCATCCACGTCATCACGGACGTATACTTCTTCTCCGATAAGGACGGTACCCTCCTGGTGTACGACGGCACGACCGTGGTGATCGAGGCGGAATACGACATCTCCAACGAAGTCCATGCGACCTCGTGGACCTGGCCCAAAGCCTACATCACCGGCATGAACCTCCAGGGCACCTTAGGCGGCGCCGTCTCCGCCACCTACGATGCCTCCACCGCCGACTGCCGTATCACCATCACCGGCTACACCAAGTACTACTGATGCTCCGACTCTGGAACTATCGGTGCGAGAAGTGCGGGCAGTCCTACCCCGACTGGCCCGTAACTACCGAGCGCGTACCCCGCACCATCAAGTGCCAGTGCGGCGCCCGCGCCGGCTGGGCCCGGCAGAAGCGCATGGCCCAAGTGCATCGGTCCCTCTCGACCCTCTACGACAAGCGGAATCCCGATCCGCAGACCGGGGAGTTCTACTACTCCTACGAGGACAAGAAGCGCAAGCTCAAGGCCCACGGTCTCGTCGAAGGCGAGATCGAACGCCTCGACGATATCCTGGCCGACACCGAGCCGCCGCCCAAGGAAGCGCGAGATCCCAATGTCCGCACCGTGGATGCCGGCGATGAGGAAGACGCCATCCGCCAGATCCGCCATCAACTCTACAGCGACGAGCGCGTGGACCGACGACAGGTCGGCAGCCCGCGCCCCATGCTGGATAGCTGGTTCAGTCTCAAAACCTAGGCGATAACCCCTCCAGGGACCGCCGTAACCGAGGAGTACCCATGGCCGACGCCGATCCACAGGCCGCAACCGGATCCGCGGAACCCGCCGCCCCCGAAGCCCCCAAGCCGTACACTGGCATGGGCGCCGGCTTCCTGGAGACACCGGCGAAGACTGCCCCGGAAACGACCGACGGGCAACCGGATGACGCTAAGACGCAGGAAACGCCTGCGCCAACAACCGAAAAGACCCCGCCTGACGAACAGGAACGGGGCTACCTGCGGCAAGCAGACTACACCCGGAAAACGCAAGAGCTGGCTCGACAGCGCGAAGCCTTCCAGGCCGACATGGCCCAGAAGCAACGGGAGATGGATGAACGCATCCGTCAACTGACCGCGCTGCCCCAGCGTCAGACGGAACCGCCCAAGGATCCCATGGGCCAGTACGCCGCCATGCTGCAGCAGCGCATGGCCGACCCCTCCGCGCCCCCGGAAACTCGGGCCAACGCGCAGTGGGAACTCCAGGGGATCCAGGCCGTTCAGCAGGCCATTCAGCAGGCCATCGAGTCCGCTGTCGGTCCCTTGAAAGAGGGACTGCAGGCCCTTCCTACCCTGCAGCAGCAGCTCCAGGGCTTTACCCAAGCCCAGCAGCAGGAGCAGTTGCGGATCCTGCAGGAGCAGAAGGAAGCCGCCATCGAAGCCTACGGCGAGGAAATCTACAACGCCTGGGCGCCGAAACTGGCAGGACTCGTGGTCCAGGGTGGCCGCTACGTCCCGGTAGCCGATCCGGTGACGGGAGATCCCATGACGCTGGCCGAACTCATCGGCCGCCTGAGCGGCAAAGCCGCCGCCGGGGTCAACGAGGTCAAAGACGCCACCCGGAACGCCCGCACCGCCGCCAAACGGCAGGCAGGCTTCCGCAGCGTCCAGCCCCCCGTCCAGACCAAAGACGGTCCCATGGGTCGAGACGAAGCGATTGCGCTGATCCGGCAGACGTCCTAAGCCGTAGGCCACCATGAGGCCCAATCCATGGCACAGACCCTCTCCGAAGTCGCCGACACCCATTGGGCGGCCGTCGGGAGGACCATTGACGACGAGGTCATCGACAACATCTTCGAGAAGTACGCCACCGTCGATGCCTTCCGTACCGATGCCCTCCAGATCACCGACTCGGGTGGACGCGGCTTCGAAGTCCACATCGAAACCGGCACGAACACGCAGGCCGGGAGCTTCGACAAGTACGATCCTCTCAACAAGGATCCCGTCAATCCCGTAGAGTCCGCCTTCTACAACAAGCGGTACTACTACTGCCCGATCATCCTCTCGGACACCGAGTACTGGGAGAACTCCGGTCCCGAGAAGCGGTTCGACGAGCTGCGGTTCCTGGGCGAGAACTCGATGAAGTCGCTGATCAAGACGATCAACGAGGACTTCTACTCCGCCCAGACCGGCAAGAACATGCTCGGCTTCCAGGACATCATCGCCGACGCCGCCAGCTCCACCCTCGGTGGCATCTCCGCTTCCACCACGGCGTCCTGGGACAACAACCGCTACACCACGTCCAAGACATTCCTCACCCAGACCACGACCAACATCTTCGACGGCTTCGTCGCGTGGAACGCCCTGCTCGACGCCATCCACATCGACGGCGGCCGGCCGAAGAAGCTGTTCACCACCTGGAGCGTGGTCCGGGCCTACCGTACCGCGGTTTCTGGCGAAGGTTACGCCCGGACGGACCTGGCCAACGCCAAGGGGGTCGGCGGCAAGATGGCGCCGTCGTTCTACGACATGGATGTCGTCCCCGACAACGACTGCACCGCCCTTCACTGCTACATGGTGGACCCAGACGGCCTGAAGCTTCGTGTCATGAAGCAGGTCAACTTCAAGAAGACGCCGTTCGTCCCGCTGCAGAGCAATGGTCAGCTCGCGCAGCTGGCGTACGTCGTGGCCGGGGTCCAGTTGGTGTGCAGCGCCCGTCGCTATCAGGGCGTCGCCACCGCGGTCACGGGTTCGTAAGGAGACCTCACCATGGCAATTCCTGGTACCAACATCATCAACGCCTCCAACACCTCTGGGCCGCAGGTTTCCCTGGGCCTCTTCGAGACGACCACCTCCCAGCCCGGCCCCGTGGGGGCACTGCGGGAGTTGGCCGACGGTCGGCGCTTCCGCCTCGGGTACGCCTTCTCGTCCAGCACTGCCAACAAGCTGTGTGCGCCCGACGCCACCTCCCAGGTGGCAGCCGAAGGCGCGGCCACGGCTCTGGTCACGGCGGCCGGGGTGGCTACCGACTACGCCGCCGGCGCCACCACCCTCTACCTGAAGGACACCGCCGTCTTCCAGGCGGCCAACAGCGACGGGGTGTTTGCCGGCGGCCTGCTGGTCCACGCCAACGGTGGCGGTGGACCCTACCGCATCATCACCAACGACTACACCGCTTCTACCAGCATCATGAAGATCCTGCTGGAGGACGCCACCCTGCAGGCGTTCGACTCGGAGGACGAAGTGGCCATCATGGGCCTCCTGTGGAACTACCTCCAGGTGGCCGACAGCACCAACATGGGCCTGGCTGGGATTCCGATGGTCACCGTGGCCGCCGGTTCGTACGGGTGGTTCCAGACCCGAGGGATCTGCTCCTGCCTGGCCGACGGCACCATCACCGACGGTATGCTCCTCACCCTGTCCGACGGGACGGCCGGTGCGGTGCAGCCCATCGGCGGTGACGCCGCCATGGCCTCGGAGTCCGATACCTGGTTCGGCGACATCGAGACGGAGCCCATCGTGGGCTACGCCATCGGCGCGACCGCTTCCACGAAGTACGCCACCATCATGTTGCAGATCGAGTAGGAAACATGGCGGTCAGAGGCATCGTCAAGGCTCGCAACGAGGCGCACATCCTGCAGGATACGCTTGACTCTTGGGCGCCCTGGTGCAGCGCCGGCATCCACGTCTACTGTGATGCCTGCAGCGACCATGGGAGCACGGCCGAGATTGCGCGCAAGCACCCCGCTGTGACCGAGGTGATCGCCTCCGACCTCATGGATCCTGACCGCGAAAGGGCCGAGTGGTTCAACAGGCGCCTGTTGCTCTGCTCGGCCCTCCGGTTCCTTGGGCCCGAGGACTGGATCTGTTACTTCGATGCCGACGAGCACGTAGGAATGCTCAACGGCGACCTCCTACAGGACTCCACGGTGGACTGCATCGTCGTGGAGTCCTATGACTCCTACATCACGGAGGAAGATGCCCAGCTGACCGAATGGCAGTACCACAAGCGGCGGTGGGTGGGTCCGGAGTGGGAGTTTTCCCCCTACTTCTACCGGACCCGCCTGCCGCTGGACTTCTACAAGCCAGACCAGCGCAACATCGACGTGCCCAAAGGCGCTAACACTCAGATGGGAGGTAAGGTCCGTCACTGGGGCAAGGGCCTGTCGGTGCGGAAGTTCGAGGAGAAGTGCCGCTACTACGCCGAGGTCTTCGGACCCAAGTACGCCGAGAAGTGGCAGGCCCGCATGGGCCATGCCGTGCATACCAAAAGCGACTTCGGCAACCCCCTGGTGCCATGGCCCGATGTCCTTTCCGGCAAGGCTCAGGGAGTATGGAGACGCCGGTGTCAACTAGTGTCCTGACCTATGCTGACCATCTGGAAGAAGCGGCCCGAAAACCGGGCCATGCCTTGGTCTACTACTTCCGCGACCACTACATGCAGTTCTTCAATCCCGAAGGACGCATCCTGGACCTGGGCAGCTTCGTGGGCGCAACTGTCCTGCACTACGCTGAATTGGGACACGAGGCGGTCGGAGTCGAGGCGGCCCCGACCTACATTCGCGCCTCTCGGGGCCGAGCCAAGGCCCTGGGCCTTGAGGACCGAGCGACGTTCGTCCATTCCATGGTCGAAGACTACCAGCCGGATGCTCCGTTCGACGCCTGCTGCTGCACCGAGATGCTGGAGCATACCCCCGATCCCCAGGCCATCGTCAACAAGGCGTTCGAGTGCCTGCGGCCTGGCGGCATCTTCTTCGTGACCTCTCCAGCCCTCAAAACACCCAGCTCCCTGCGCCTGCTGACGCTGGACGACCTGAAGCTCCTGCTCCTGGGAGCCGGGTTCCAGGTCACCCAAGCCTTCACCGCCGTCTTCACGGCCCGCTGGCCACAGAACATCGCCGAAGGAACCAAGCCTTGATCCTACTGAGTGTGCCGTTCAACAAGGCCCACAAGTGGCACATCCCCAGCCTCATGGAGTGGTACGCCCGCAACCAGGCCAAGCACGAGCTGGTGCTGAACTGGGTGGCCTGGAGACCCCTGCAGAAGGCCCTCCAGGGAGCCGTGGAGAGGGCTCGCCGGCTGGGCTGCACCCACATCCTGTTCACCGAGCACGATCACTGGGGCTACCCTATCGATGGCCTGGACGTGCTCCTGGCTCACGACAAGGACGTGGTGGGCTTCCTGACCCACTACAAGGAACCCCCCTACTACCCGATGGCCTATCGCAAGAAGGATCCTTCCGTCTCCATGATGAAGCGGAAGAAGAACCTGAGCGTCTTCCGGCCTTCGGGACTGGCTCAGTGCGACCTCATCACCTGGGCTTTTACCCTGGTCAAGATGAGCGTCTTCGACAAGATGCTGGAGGCTGGCAAGGACCCCTTCGCCTCCTGGGGCGTCGTGCCGCCCGACTCTTGCTTCTGCCAGTACTGCGAGGACCTGGGCATCGAGCGGTGGGTGGATGGCTCGGTCGAGATCGAGCACGGAGATGTACCCATCAGCCACATTCCGGCTATGCGGCGAGCCTTCGAGAGCATCCTGGCCTCCCAACGCCGGCTGAACCTTCACGACATGGTGGAGTTGGACGAGGAGCATGACATCATCCCCTACCAGCTGGAGCTTCAGAAGGAAGCCATCCAAGCGCGAAACGTGGAACTGGCGCCGGCCGACGAGGTGCCCGCGCATGACAGCGTACTGGCATGACGCAGCTGGAGAGCAAAGAGGCATACAAGGCATACTATGAAGGACTTGGCCAGGAACGTATGCATCAGGTTGTCAAGTACAACCCGCATCGGATGCGTTTCTGCCGCCCAGTTGCAGGGCAAACGGTGCTGGAGTTGGGATGCGGAACTGGCGGGAACCTCATCGTCATGGCGAGGCGCGGATGCTTAGCTACAGGCGTGGAACTGAGCCACGGCATGATCGAAGCGGGCCAGAAGTTCATCCACAAATGGTTCGGCCCCCTCCAGCGCCGCATTACCTTCCATCATGGATGGATCGAGGATTTCGACTCGCCAGAACGATACGACTACGTTCTGCTGACCGAAGTCCTGGAGCATGTCCAAGACCCAGTGCCTATCCTGAAGGTAGCCAAGAAATACCTGAAGCCCGGCGGCGAGGTCTACATCACCGCACCGGCCATTCGGGTGGGAGGGGACAGTCATGTGCGGGGCGTGTCGTTCGAGGACCTGCAAGGCTGGTTGCAGGAGGCTGGTTTGCACTCAGTCTGGTCTGTGGAGCAGCCCAACCGACTGAAGGGCGCAATCTACCCGACGCTGATCTGCCGGGCGGTAGCCCTATGACGCCCATCGTCTTCGTCGTTGGCGTTCCCCGCAGTGGTACCGGCTGGGCGCAGAAGATCCTGCTGGCTCACCATGAGACGGTGCCCTTCGATGCCCAGGACGAGGAAACGGGGCTGTTCCTCCAGTATCCCAGGGACGAAGCCCTGCGCCTCATTGAGGAACGCCTGGTCCCTGGCAAGGTCATGGTAGAGAAGACCCCGCGGCACCTGGGCTACCTCGACTACATCCTGGAGGGCACGGAAGGTTCTGTCATCCTCATGCACCGGGACCTCTACTCCACCGTCAAGAGCTACCGGATGCGCTGGCCTCGTACTCCACCGGAAAACGTCTCAGGACTCTGGCACTACTCGCATCAGGTCCAGCAGGAGCTTCGCCGTCATCCTCGGGTCCTGACGATGGACTACAACGCTCTGGTCCGCGATTTCAACCAGTGCCACTTGCAGATGCTGACCTTCTGCGGCCTGCCCTACGTTCCCCCGATACCGGAGATCCTTCCTAAGTGAAGATCCTCCTGACCAATCAGAGTCTCCAGTACGTCGGCGGGACGGAGAAGTGGACCTATACCATGGCCAAGTGCCTGGCGGATCGGGGCCACGAAATCGACGTGCTGACCCTGATGGAGGGCATGACCTCCGAGCGCATGGTGTCCTTCGCCCGAATCGCGGACAAACCTCTGCGACCCGAGTACGACCTGATCCTGGCCAACCACGGGACCGCCTTCTACCGCACCCGCGAGACGGACGGATTCAAGGTCTTCACCTCTCACGGTCCTACGCATCGGCTGGAAATGCCCATCGGCGGAGCTGACGTTTACGTTGGCGTCAGCAAGGAGGTGGTCAGCCGGCGACTCTCCGAGAGCTTCCCGAAGGACATGCTGGTCATCACCAACGGGGTGGATCTGACGGACTTCCGGCCGCCTTCCCCGCGTCCGATTCGGGATGTTCCGCACGTCCTGGTGGCCTGCAAGAGCGCCGAAGCCGGGAACTTGGCCTGTGCGGCGGCAGAAGCTTCCGGTTGCACCGTGGAGCCGGTCCACTATCTCTCCGAGCCCGTATGGGACATGGCAGCCCGGATGCGAGGGGCAGACATGGTGGTCGGAGCGGGAAGGACCGCCATTGAGGCCCTGGCCTGCGGGGCGAATGTCCTGTGCTACGACATGCGGAGCAAGCCCCACGGACCTCGCACCGATGGCTGGATCACTGCAGTGAATGTGAACCACCTGGCCCAGGTCAACTTCTCGACTCGGGCCTACGGTAACGTCTGCGACTACGCCGCGCTGGTCAAGCTCTTTGCCACTCGTCCCGAGTCTGGGACATGGCAACGAGCATGGGCTGAGGAAAATGCCGATATTCAGACCAAGGCAGACGCGTACCTCTCACTCCTGCCCAAGCAAGATCCGGTGATCGAGCCGGACCTGACGGCGGAATACGAAGGAGTCTCAGTCTGATGGGCCGTCCCAAGGGAAGCAAAAACCGGTCCACAATCGCCCGTGAAAGGGAGCAGATGGAAGAGCTGAAGAACCCGACTGGCCAGAGCGGTCCCAAGGGGGAACCGGACCCGGAGGCCCTGAAGGCCATTGAGGCAGCCAACCGCCTGCCCGAGGGCGCGGTGGTAGTCGAGGAAGCGGAAGCGCAGCCGAAGGAGGAGCCGAAAGCTCTGCCTGCCAACGGAGATCTGGCGGCTTTGCTGAAGCTCATGACCCAGCCTGATGTGGCGGCGGCGGTGGTGGCGGCGGCCTCGCAGTCACCGCAGGGCAGGGCCATGCTGGGCATCCCGGCCGACCGTGCCCAGGCGTCCGGGGAAGGCCGGATGGACTACAAGCGCCCCGCTCTGCGCGTCATGGGCGGCGTCGAGGTGGAGCATGATCCGAGCTTCCAGCCGCATCCGCCAGGCTACATCAAGATGTACGTCCGGGCCGATGGGGCGCTCACTGACTACCCTGGCCCGCACTACGAGCTGCGGAAGACTACGGTCGCCAGGAAGGACGACCAGGGCCGGCAAATCGTCGTGAACGGTGAGGCGGCCTACGAAGAGCGGGCGGTGAAAGCCCTCATCGACCCCGGAGCGGCTCAGGATAGCGCCGGGAGGCCAATCAAGTCCGAGGTCTACAAGAAATGGCTGGATCTGTGGTACGAGTGCAGGGGGCGCCGCATGGGCTCCAACGTGGTGTCCGAGCCATCGGCGACCACTACCACTGGTGCCCCCGCCGTGGCACTCACTGCTGACGAGAGCCCAATCGTGAGGGCATAGAGATGGCAACCACCCTGGGTCAGGCAATCACCACCACCCTGCAGCGGTGCAAACTCAACACCAGTACGACGGCCTATAAGGACCAGGCCCGGAAGTACCTGTTCATGATGGCCACGGATCTGTGGCCCCTGACCCGCTGGTGGTTCCAGAACCTCACCGCGACCTTCAACACCACCGAAATCTTCACCATCTCCGCTGCGTCCGGCACCTTCACTGTCGGTGAAACCATCACCGGCGGCACCTCGCTCAAGACCGCCACCGTAGACCATCACGACACCACCAACAGCAAGCTCTACGTCTACGACGCCACTGGCACCTTCACAGCCTCCGAGACGATTACTGGCGGCACCAGCTTGGTGACGGCGACCTACGCCTCGACCGCGTACACCCGGGTCTACACTCCGGTGAGCAGTCAGGTCTTGGGGTGGCGCAGCTTCTACGACGTGGACAACGAGCGGGAGTTGAGCATCGTCGGTCCAGAGCGGTACGACGAGCTGGACCCGACTCAGGCAGACACCGGGACAGTCTACGCCGTCATGGTGGGTGGCCTGGACTCCGATACGGGCTATCCGAAGATCGAGTTGTGGTATACGCCCTCCACCACGGGGATTGAGATCCGGGTGCGCTACGACCAGGCCCTCTCGACCGCGTGGACCTCCAGCAACGACGCGACGGCCCTGCAGGTGCTGGGCGTGCCGCTGCACTTCGAGAACGCCATGATCTTCGGTGCGGCGGGGCTCTACCTGGAGGAGAATCGGCAGTACGACGCAGCCAAGGTGGAGAGTGGGAATCTGCAGCGGGCGCTGGAGGCGGCACGAGACGCCAACCGCCGGATGCAGGGTGATCGGCGATTCCCGCCCAAGCAGTCGGCAAGGTATGATGGGCTGGTGATCCGGGTGGGTTCGGACATCGTTACGGCATGAGGTAAGCTATGCCTACGCTCGATGCAGGGAGTTACAACCAGACGCTAAAAGGGGCTACGGCACGGCCTCCGAAGCCAGCCCCGGGGCCGGGGTATGACTGGGAGTGGAATGGGACGACGTGGGTCAAGAAGGCAGCGCCAGCGCCGGACCCTCTGGACGCCTTCTTCAAGGCGGCTGACACCGGGAACCAGCAGACGGCCCAGGCAGCCTTCACGGCGGCTGGTGGACAGCCCCAGCCGACTCCGACCCCTGCTGTGGATCCCCTGGACGCCTTCTTTCAGGCTCACGATACCGGGCAGGCCCCAGAGCAGGCCATTGCCGCCTTCCAGGGTGCTGGTGGCACCGGGACGGCTTCTGGGCCTGGCATAGGCCCATCGTGGGAGCAGATCCGGGGAGAGTTTGGCGGCCGGTTGGAGGACCAGTACGGCAACGCCATGCGGGTCTACAACACCCAGGGGGCCGAGGCGGCCCGGCAGTACCTGGCTGGGATTCCGGCCCAGCAACAGGGTGGCGGAACCCCGCCTCCTCCCCCGCCTCCTCCCCCGCCTCCACCTGCGCCCGCCCCTGCGCCTGCCCCTGCGCCTGCCCCTGCTCCGCAGCCCGTGCTGGCTCCGAAGCCCGCGCTGCCCGCAGCGGACACGGGCGGGGTGCCCACTACGGCAGCGGCTACCCAGCAGGCCATCGCGTCGCAGCAGAACGTGGACATGCCCAGCGATGACGCCATTCGGAAGAACCAGATGGCGTTGCTGCAGCAGTTGGGCATCCAGTCCGAGCAGGCAGGCACCACAGCCCTGACCAATGCCCAGTCCCAACTGCGCCCCTACCAGCAGTCGGCCCTGGAAAACGCTCTACAGTCCTACTACCTGAACCAGGTGGGCGCCGCTGGACAGACGACCGACGATCCGATCACCGCCGCCCTTCGGGCTCAGTACCAGACCGATGCGGGGAAGGCTCGGAACCAGCAGATCGAGGATCTACAGCGATTCGGGGTGCTCGGTGGACAGGGAGCCTCGGCGGGTGGTGTGGCGGATGTACTGGGCACCTTCGATGCGGGAGTGCTGCAGGGCAACCTGAACCTCTCGGCGGATCAGCAGAAGCGGCTGCAGGATGCTGTGGCTCAGTCCCAGAGCTTCTACGGGACGCAGAGTGGCCTGGCAGAGGGAGCGCGGCAGTTCGACTTCGGGGCCGGGATGCAGAGCCTCGGATTGCAGCAGGACGTGGCGAATCAGACGCTCTCGCGCCTCCTGACGCAGACGGAGCCGACGCAGCGCGAGGTGTTCGAGCAGGGGGTCGCGGATACCAACAAGAACCGGGCATTGGCAGAGGGCGGTTTGCTGGGCACCTATCAGGGCCAGCAGACCCTGGGCGGCCGAGCCATGACGCAAGAGGAGGCTACTCAGTCTACCGGCCGGGCAGCCACGATTGCGGGCCTCACTGGAACCTATGCGGGCAAGGATACCCTGCAGGCGTTCCTTGCCAAGCAGCAGCTTGGGCAGGGCCAGCAGGCGCTCGGTCTGCAGCAGCAGCAGATCACCAACCAAGCCCAGCAGTTCGCCCAGAGCCTTGGGCTGGACTACACGCAACTTTCCCAGCAGGATCGGCAGTTCGTGGACTCCCTGGCCCAGCAGAACACCCAATTCGGGCAGTCTCTGGCTGAGCAGACTGCAGGCCGGCAGCAGCAGAATACGCAGTTCGGCCAGAGTTTGACCCAGCAGGGAACGCAGTTCAGCCAGTCCCTGGCGGAACAGGTCGCGGGTCGCCAGCAGCAGGGGCAGCAGTTCACCTCTGCCCAAGAGCAGCAGTCAGCCCAGTTTGCCCAGGGCCTTGGGTTGGACTATGCCCAACTATCTCAGCAGGATCGGCAGTTCATCGACTCCATGGCGCAGCAGCAGGGTCAGTTCGGTCAGAGCCTTGCTGAGCAGGTTGCGTCTCGGCAACAGCAGGGTCAGCAGTTCACTTCTGCCCAGGATCAGCAGGCGGCCCAGTTCGCTCAGTCCATCGGCCTCGACTACGCCCAACTCTCCCAGCAAGACAAGCAATTCCTTGCCAGTCTTGCTGAGCAGACGGCAGGCCGAGAGCAGCAAGGGCAGCAGTTCACCAGCGCCCAGGAACAGCAAGCGGCCCAGTTCGCCCAGACCCTCGGCCTCGACTACGCGCAGTTGTCTCAGCAGGACCGGCAGTTCGTGGATCAGTTGGCCCTGGCCCAGAGTGCCGAGGGCAGGGCACAGTCCCAGTTCACCGAGCGGGATCCAATTGCCCTCGCCATCGCGGCCCAGCAGGCAGGCATCCCCATGAACGACTATGACCTGACGGCGAGAATTCGCGCTGCACTAGGCTTAGGAAATGTTGGGGATGACCCGGGGCGAAAGAGCCCCAATCCCACCCCCATCCCTGTGATAGATGACGCTTCTCAGGCACCAGAAGCTGCACCGCCAGGAACAGTGTACCGCCTGCCTGATGGCGGGAAAGTGGTCTACGACAATGCAGGTCGGAAGACGGTTCTTCCGCCAGGTGTGAGCTGAGGAGATTGACATGCCACTTCCGTTGATGGCGATTCTCGCTGGAATCAATATGGGCTCCCAGGTGCTTGGGGGATTATCCGCCGGACGTGATGCACAGAAGTACCAGAAAGAACAGCAACAAGCCATTGCCATGGCGAACCTGGCCAATGCTTTCGGCGGCGGGCGGTACAACATGCAGCCTGCTATCGGGGGATTCAATCCTAGCAAAACCACGTCTGTGCTGTCTGGCCTGGGTCAGGCTTCCGGCATGGGCATGAACGCCATGTCTCTGGCCAATATGCTCAAGTCCCAGGGGCTGCAGAATACGCTCATGCAGCAGCAGGTGGACCAGGGCGCGATGGCCAACGAGATGTCGAAGCTGGGGTCGCAGGGAATGAGCCCGGTGGGAATGTTGGGCGGGGCGGGCAAGTCAGTGGCGGGTGCAGGTGGTGCCCCTGGCGCTGACATGCCGAACATCCTGAGGGGATTGGGCAAGTCAGGTGCCTCTGCCGCACAGATGGCTGACGTGGAGGTCCCGGGGCAGTGGATGGAACGGGCAGGGAGCACGTCGTGGGGGGCTCCGCTTGAACGAGCCTCTTCTGGACCCAAGGTTTCGGTTGGGGAGGTCTTCTCCGACCAGGGTCTTGCGGGCCTGCCTGAGTGGGGCACCGCTATCAGCGAGGGCATGACGGAGCGCAACAAGGCCGAGGTGGACCGGATCAAGGCGGCCGGTGCTGCCCTGGGTCGCGCGCAGCCCAGGTTGGACCCAGAGGCTCTGTCGCAGAGTTACGCGGGTGGCGACTTCAGTTCCCCAGAGAGCATCGGTTTCCCCTTCTTCGAGGACGAGTACCGCAAGGCTGCCGCTCAGGCGGCAACAGATCGAAGCGCGGCATCTGGAAAGTCTCTCGATATGGCCAGGTACCGCAAGAGCGTTATCGACACGGCCATCGACACAGCCAAGGAAGTCAACGCGCAAACTGCGATGGCGTACTTGGAGCAGAACATGGCAGGCACCGGGATCAGTGCAGGCGACATTCAGTCTGTCCTGGATCAGGCATCCGATACGGTGGATCTGGATGCAACTGCCAAGACCACCGTGGCCAAGTCGCTGGCAATCTACTCTGCGCTCGATGACGCGCTCAAGATGCTAAAGGACCCGGCCAGACAGCAGGAGTTGGGAGGGCTTGCTGGACGGGTCAAGGCATGGACGGCCACTGGCGGGTCCATTCGGGATTACGTCCTGAGTCTCGACGAGCAACAGCTTTCTACCCAGCTTTCTCTCTTGGGAGCCAACACGGCCTATCTGAAGACCGGCGCGGCGATGAACACAGAGGAAGTGAACCTCTTCTTCGAGCGCCTGCTGGGCGGCCTGGAATCTGGACCCGAGGGTCTGCGCGTCAGGATGCAGGAACTGCAGAAGGACATGAAGCGGACGGTTGACAACCTCCTCCGGGCCGAAGACATCAGCAGAGGACGGCAGGATCTTCCATGGGCTACTCCTGCGCCTCAGTCCCAGTCTCGTCAAACTCGCACCGGCCAACTGCTTCGCCAGCAGTAGGAGAAGGCCATGCCAGCCAAGTACACCCAAGAGTATCTAGACAGCCTGTCGGACGAAGAGTTCGATAGGGCCTACCAGCAGGAATTTGGACAGCAGCCGTCTCTGGCTCGGGCGGCCACTCCTGCACCGCCCATGGAGCAGGAGGACCAGGGTTACTGGAGCCGTGCCCTGTCGAACGCGCCTTCAGACTTGCCCAACTCAATTATGGAAGTGCTTCGGGGCACTGGCACTGCGGCCAAGAACATTCTTTTGCCTAGCCGGGAATCTGGGCAAATGCTTCGGACGCTGGGTCGCACTGTAAAGGGCGCCGTAGGCGTCGGGGCCAATGATCCCCTGAATCCCAACACGCCAAGGGCAGAATTGATGCAAGCCCTTGGTCAGGGCATGGAGTACCTCCCAGGAGGAGAGCAGTTCCCAGAGCATCCGACTCGTGCGGCAGTGGAGATGGCTGGCTTGATTGGGCCTGGCAAGGGCAGCGGCCTGTTCGGAAGGATGGCTCGTAGCGCCAGATACCTTGATCCTGTCAATGCTGCAACAGGGGCAGCCAATCTTGTTCGCAAGGGGATCGGGGCTTCAGTGCCAACAATGGCCCGATCTGTTGCTTCCGTAACTACGGGCGTGGATCCCTCGGTCCTTTCAACCGCCTCCGATGTGATGGGATCAACGGCAAGGGACATTGCCAGTCAGACTGGGGTTGACTTAGCAAAAGCTGGTGAGTTCGGAGCTTTGCAGCGACAGGAGTTTCGAGCGGCCAGGGGGGGGCGCGGAAGCCAGGACATTGCACAGGCAATCGATCAAGTGTCCGAAGGAATCCGCGCCAAGATGGACAACATCGCCCAGACAGGCATCGCGCAATTTCGCGGAGTGGCCGTCGATCCCAAGTCTTACCAGGGATTCATGAAGGGCTTGTCAAAGAAGCTCCGAGAGAGAGACATCCACATGACCCCGACGGGGTTGGATTTCTCCGCATCGGTGATCCCCCGAGACACCGCTGCCCATGGGCGGATCAAGGAAGCGTTGGAGTATACCCTGGATCCTCTCAAGAAAAGCGATCCCACCATTGGGGATGTATGGCTGGCGCGGCGCAGGATAGACGAGGCCGCATCTTCTGCCCTCAAGCAGCAGTACGGGGACTTCGAGGTCAGCACGCTCAAACAGATCCGCAGGGAATTGAGCGACTACCTCAACGGCATCCCGAACGAAGACTTCCAGCGATTCAACGGTGAGTACGCTGCAGCGGCGACCATGCGAGAACATTTCGATATGCTGGTGGCCGGGAAAACCAACCCAGACACCCAGGTCGCATCTCTCTTGCGCTCTATCAAGTCTGGGCGCGAACTGTCTGCCGACTTCATTCGCACCGTGGAAGTCGAAACAGGAGTCCCGCTGCGAGCCCTGGCGGCCGGTAAAGAGCTTTCGGACTGGTTGCCCCGGGGCCTGATTGGGCGCAGCATGATGGCTTCGGCACCGTTCGCGGCCATGCTCGGGAAGCCCGAGTTTGTGGTTGGTCTTCTTCTGACTCCACCCAATCTTGTGGGAAGGTACATCGGGGGAATAGGTGCAGCACAGCGTTTGGTGAAAGCCTCAACACAATGGGCCGATGAAATGGTTACGCTTTCGGGGTTGCCGGCCCAGACAGTCCAGACCATGACGCTGGGAAGGTTGCTGAATCATCTGAATGACGCTCCACAAGCCCAGCCTGAATCACTCCAGCAGCCCAACTCGATTCGCGGCCTGGGCCGCTTCTCGGCCATGCCGGAGCCGGAGAGGTAAGCCGTGCTGCAGTCGCTACAGATCGGCCCCTGGACCGGCGGGCTCCGCACCGACATCCCCGTCGAGGAAGTCGCGGCGCACGAGCTGTCGGCCATGCAGAACGCCCACATCGGCACGGCCGGGGAAGTCTTCACTCCGCCGGGCGCCGCCTCCTATGGCAGTGCCGCAGCCTTGGCTACCGGCCCGACCCTGACCATGGCCTTCGAGTTCAAGAAGGACGCCTCGACAACCTACGTGCTCATCGCTGCCGGGGCCGCCCTCTACAAGTACTCCTCCGGCTGGTCGGCCATCACCGGGACCACAACCCTCACCGCTGGCGATGATAACGTCTGGGAGCGGGTCAACTGCAACGGCACCTTCGTCATGACCAATGGCGTGGATACGGACGCCATCAAGTGGACGGGGACCGGGAACGCTGCTGCGCTGGACGACGATGCCCGCTTCTCTAAGGCCAAGCACTGCGCCTGGTTCGACAATCGCCTGTGGATGGGCAATGTCAATGGGGCCACCGGGCAACTCTGGTTCAGCGATACCGCCGACATCGAGACCTGGGGAGCGACCTCTTACTTCAACTTCGGCGGCATCATCACCGGGTTGGTGCCGACCCAGAACTCGCTCTCCGTTCACACCACCGACGGGCTCTACACCCTGATCCCCACAGGCAACGCCACCCTGCCCTACCACCCGCAGAAGCGGACGGACAAGGCGGGCCTGAGTGGGTTGTCCTGCGTGGCGCTCCCCGACGACACCCAGCTCATGATCTTGGGAGATGGGGTGTACCAGTGGGAAGGCGGCGCAACGCTCAGGAAGGTTAGCCCGCAACTCGATGGCCGGACGGGCTACTGGTCCAAGCTCAATCCCGACCGCTTGTTCAGAGCCTTTGCGGTGCGTCTGCCAAACACCTCGATAGTGGCCTTCGCGCTGCCCTACGGCTCCAGCCAGACGAACATGAACCACGTCATGTTCTACGACTACCGCCGTCTGACGAAGATCAACGGTGAGCTTGTGGGCACCTGGTTTGGGCCGGACACAGGCTGGGAGCGCAGCTGTGCGGCGGTGATCGACGGCAAGCTCCACATGGGAGACTTCGACGGCTACCTGTGGGACCACGAGGCGAACACCTACTCCTGGGGCGGCAACTCGATCTCCTCCTTCTTCGAGACGGGAGCCCCGCCAGCCTATCGGTTTGACGTGACGGTGGCCTGGATCTCCGGGCGGCATCACATCATGGCCACTGGAGACTACTCCCTCTCCGTTTTGCAGAAGGGGCGTGAGATTCAGGGGGAGCTTCAGTTGCTGGATCTGAGCGGCAATACCCTGACGCTTCCTGACGACATTCCAGGGCTCATCTCCGATCCGATCCAGACTTCTCAAGACCTGCCCCTTCTGGGCTTCGCCCCGCAATGCTCGATCCGGTACAGCATGATTGCCGTGGGGCAGGAGTACGAGGTTCGCCGGGCTGACCTGTGGTGGGATGGCCCAGAGCGCACCACGCAACCTAACACCGTGGACGAATGACCTATGGCTAACATCTCTCCGGTAAAGACCTGGGGCAATGAAGAACTCACCCCTACCGACCTCAATGCCGAGTTCTCCAACGTCTACGGCAACCACTGCAGCCTGAGTACAGCGCAGACCATCTCAGGGATCAAGACGTTCACCGGGACGTACGCTGTCCCCCTCATCATCGGCACGCTGCGCCTGTGGTACGATGCTACCAACACCGTCTTGAGAGTCAAGCACGGGTCCAATCCAAGTAGTGAAACTGATGGATATATGCTGGTGGAGGGCTGACATGAAGCGCCTGAGCTTACTGATCCTGCTCCTGGCTGTCCCGGGGTGGGCTCTGAGGACGAACCTCGGGGTGCAGAGCAACATCGACACGATCTTCGTGCAGAAGGACAGTGGGGACGTGGATGTGGTGTTCAGCGTGGGCACTACGACGCGCTCTGGCACTTCGGCCACAGTGTTCTCCGTGACCTGGACGGCTGGTTCCATCTTCAACGACGCCGGCCGGGCCGGGGCGGATTTCCGCATCGAAAGCGACACCGAGGACAGCGCCTTCGTGGTGGACGCGGGCGGCGACTCCGTGAAGATCGGCGTGACGCTCAACGCCCGAGGTGCGCTTCATCTGTCGGCCCTACGCGACACCGTGACGGCGATTATTGGGGACTCTGGGTCTACGGTGGACAGTGCTGGCATCAACGCTATCACCTCGACCACTCAAACGTTGTTCAGCGACGGGGACTCAGCCCATCCGGCGATCACCAACCTCGGCGATCTCAACACGGGCATCTACTTCCCGACGGCGGACCAAGTAGCCGTCACCAACGGCGGCGTCCGCACCCTCCTCGTGAGCGGCGACGACATCACCGTGCGGGACGACATCAACGTCGGAGACGACCTGAACTTGACTGGTACTGGTGCCGTCATCAGTCTGGACGACGGGGACGTAACCATAACGCACTCGGCCGGCGCCGCGACCTTGGCCGGCGGGCAGTTCAACGTCAACGACACTCTGACGGTGGGCGCGGGCGGGAAACTGATCGTTGGCAGGAACTCCTACCTGGGAGGAGGTGTCGGCACTAACACCCAGATCCTCGGCACCTCCCTGGCGGCTGGCTCCATCAACCTCGGAGTGTGGAGCACCACTGCCGCGATTGGCCCTGCCATCGCGTTCAGCCGCGCCTACAGCAATACCATCGGGGCGTTCACCGTGCCGGCCGACGGTACCATCTTGGCCTTTATCCCGGTCTTTGCCGGTGATGGGACCGACCTGAGCAGTTACGCCGGGGCTCTACGTTTCGAGATGGATGGCACAGGAGGCGACGACGATTCCCCTGGGCGATTCAGCATATGGACGACGCCGGATGGGTCAAAGGCTCCGCTAGAGCGGGTGCGCGTGGCCTCCACTGGCAATACGACCATTGATGTAGACGGCACCATGAGTGCGGGTACCGCCGATCTGACGATCCAAAACGGCACCAATTGCTCCAGCGTGGACGCCTCTGCGACCAGCTTTACGAACTGTTCCTCCAACCGAAACTGGAAGACTGACATTGGCGAGGTTGATACGGACAGCGTGCTCGCCGCGTTGCGCTTCGTGCGACCCTACACCTACCGCCTCAAGGGTGACTTCGTGCGCTCCCGGAACGCCAACCCAGACACCATGACCGACGTGGTTCTCAGGGCTCGGACTCGGACCAAAATCCACGAGGATTCCACGCAGGTCAAAAAGGGCTTCATGGCTCAGGACATAGCTCGACTGAGTCGAGCCCTGAACCCCTCCGTAGCCTCGGACACCACCGGTTACTCCCTCGACCCCATCGTCCAGGGCCAGCAGGTGGCCATCCTGGAATTGCTGGAGCGCACCGACGATGCCAGCTTCGGCGGTGTGTCTATCGGCCAGGTGGTCGCCGGCTTGGTCGCTGCTGTGGCTGGCCTGACGGCCTGGATCACCACGCTCAAGAAGCAGATCAACGCACTGGAGGAGAGGATCGCCAAGCTGGAAGGCGTAGCACCGACTCCTCCCAACCCGGAGGCATGACATGAGCGCCAAGGGCAAGCTGGACCTGAGTGACCTGAAGTCGGTCTTCCGTCACACGGTGATTCCGCTGGTGAGCGGTGCCGCAGTGGCCGGTCTTGAAGTAGTGCAAACCGGAGGCTTCCAGCCGAAGCAGATGCAGACGGCCGCCATCACGGCCCTGATCGC